TGCCTGATCCAAGCCCCCGGGGGGAGGTCATTAGCTAGGAGGGTGGCCGGCAGGGACCGGCGGGCCGTCACCTGTGTATGGCCGCGAAATTCCCTAGGGGGGTATCCGGCCGCTCTTCGGCGGAATCGCTGAATTCTGATCGCAAAAAGCACCTCGTTTTGTATCCCCATTCGTGAGGTTCTGATGATGGAAGCCCTGCAGATCGCCTTGCGGCCGCTGGGCGAGCTGATCCCGTACGCCCGCAACCCGCGCACCCACTCCGATGCGCAGGTGGCGCAGATCGCGGCGTCGATCCGCGAATTCGGATGGACGGTGCCGGTGCTGGTCGACGGCGCGAACGGCATCATCGCGGGCCACGGCCGGGTGCTGGCGGCAAGGAAACTCGGTCTGGATCGCGTGCCGGTGATCGAGCTCGCGCACATGAGCGAGGCGCAAAAGCGCGCGTATGTGGTCGCCGATAATCGGTTGGCTCTCAATGCGGGCTGGGACGAGGCGCTGCTGCGGCTCGAGCTGGCCGACCTTTCCGAGCTCGGCTTCGACATCGGGCTGATCGGCTTCGGCGAGGGCGAGCTGGAGCGGCTGCTGTCGGGCGAGGGCAAGGTCGGCCTGACCGAGGACGACGAGGCGCCGGCGCTGCCCCAGCACGCGATCACGCAGCGGGGTGATCTGTGGGTGCTCGGCGAGCACCGGCTGCTCTGCGGCGATGCGACCGTGCTGGCCGACGTCGAGCGGGTGCTGGAGGGCGGGCTCGCCGATATGGCCTTCACCGACCCGCCGTACAACGTGGACTACGGCAGCTCGGCCAAGGACAAGCTACGAGGGAACAGGCGGAAGATCCTGAACGACGATCTCGGCACCGGATTTGAGGCTTTCCTGCACGACGCCTGTGCCAACATCCTCGCGGTCACCAAGGGGGCGGTTTATGTCTGCATGTCATCGTCCGAGCTGCATACGCTCCAGAAGGCGTTCACCGCGGCCGGCGGCAAATGGTCCACGTTCGTGATTTGGGCGAAACATGCCTTCACGCTCGGCCGGGCCGACTACCAGCGCCAGTATGAGCCGATGCTGTACGGTTGGAAGGAGGGCAGCGATCACTACTGGTGCGGGGCTCGAGATCAGGGCGATCTCTGGCACTACGACAAGCCGGCGCGCAATGACCTCCATCCGACCATGAAGCCGGTGGCACTGGTCGAGCGGGCGGTCAGGAACTCGAGCAAGTCGCGCGATATCGTCCTCGACCCGTTTGCGGGCTCGGGCTCGACCTTGATCGCCTGCGCCAAGTCGGAACGGCAGGCGCGGCTCGTCGAGCTCGATCCTCGGTATTGCGACGTGACCGTCCGGCGCTGGCAGGCGTGGACCGGCGAGGTCGCCACGCTCGAAGGCGACGGGCGGAGCTTCGAAGAGGTCGCCGCCGCGCATGCAGCAGCGGCGGCGTAGGCTCGCAAAGCCGGGGTGATCAGTCCGGCAGCGTGCCGTCCTCGATGAAGCGCGCGGTGCTGCCCTGGGGCACGCGGCCGAGCAGCTCCAGGACCTTGATCCAGAGCAGGGGTATGAAGGGCTCCTTACAGGCATCGGGCAGGTCCGGTCGCCAGCCCTCGCGCGTGGAGCCGAATACCCCATCGTCGTTGATGCCGATAACGGTGCGGATACGGGTGGCCTCGGTGCGCTCCAGCTCGGCGAGGGCGCGCTCGAGGTCGGCGCGCGTGAGGCCCTGCTCGACGAGCACGGCCCCACCCTCCGGGCTGTCGAGGTCGTGCAGGCGATACCGGCCCGGCCTCGGCTTGCCGATCATGGCCCCGACCCTCAAGCGGTGCCCGTGCCCGAGCCGTTCGAGGGCTCGGGACCCGACCCGGTGATCCGGTAGACGGTGGCGCTGCCCTTGGCGCCGCCCTTATTCGGGCCGACCTCGCGGATGCGGATCGCCTCGATGGTAAGCCCAAGCTTCTTTTTGAGCGCGCCGGAGATGGCGCCGCGGATGGTATGGTGTTGCCAACCCGTCGCCGCGGCGATCTGCTCGACGGTGGCGCCCTCAGGCCGCTTGAGCATGTCGATCATATGCGCCTGCTTGGTGCCGGTGCGGGGCGTGGGCTTTTCGGCCGGCGCGGCCTTGCCCGGCTTGGCTGCCTTCGCCTTGCCCTTGGCCCGCTTGCGCTTGGCCGGCGTGGCCGCGCTGTCGGTCTCGGCGGCGGGCGCCGGTGCCTCGACCACGGTGCCGGCATCGGCCGGTGTCGGGGCCGTCTCGGCCTTCGCCGGGGCCGTCGTCTGGTCTTCCTGCTCGTTGAGCGCGACGCCGATGGCGGCCATCCCCTCGCTGGTGAGGACCAGCCGCTGGGGCCTTCCGTCGGTCTCGATCACTCGGATGAGACCCTTGTTGCGGAGGCTGTCCATCACCTTTTTGAGGGCGCCGCCCTTGAGCTTGAGCGTCTCGGGCAGCGGCAGGACCGAGAGGTCGGCGCGCTGCGCGGCGGCTGTGAGGATGACGAGCTGGGTATCGCTGAGCCGGGTCATGGGATGATCTCCAAGTTCGGAGAGCACCATCGCCCTCCTACGACCCCGAGCCCCGGCGGCGACTGCCGCGCGGGGCGGGTGCGGGACCGAGCCGGCTCAGATCAGCATTTCGAGAAGATCCAGCTCGACCTTGACGGCGTGTGAGGTGCGGGTGTTGGGCGCCGCGAGGTAGGCGGCGCCGAGCACCTCGATCAGATCCGCGATCACCTCGTCGGTGGCGAAGGGGTTGCCGTCCTGCCGGTTGCGGATGGTGCGGCGAGCGTGATGGACGAGCGGCATGGGGTTGCTCACGGGGTTCACTCCTCTGGGATGGTGACGAGGCGCTGGAGGCTCTCGGACCAGGCGATCCAATAGATGCTGTGGCCGGCCTCGCGCCGTTGGTCGGCTGCGGCGTCCGCCTCGGGCTGGGTCTCGAACCGGAGCCGCTCGCGGGTGCCGTCGGGGGCGATGGCGTCGAAGGTGATCATGCGGCGCTGCTCCTGGCTGGTGGGGTTACGCGGCATGCTCGCCTTCCTTGAATGCGCTATCCGTGATGCGCTTCAGGAGCTCGGCGGAATGTTCCAGGGTGCCGACGTGCGCCCAGGTGATCTCGTCTGGAGCGTAGCCGAAATGGTCGTCGCTGAGCGCCTGGAGCCGAGTAAGCATCGCGTCGATCTCGGCCTTCTTCTGCACGAAGGCGGCCAGCGCATCCCCGTTCGACCTGGTGATCTGTCCTTGAATCCTCGTGCTCATCTTTGATTCTCCAGCTTGATCGTGAACCCGATGAATGCTTCTTCTGGAGCGATTAGCCAGAGGAAAATCGCTCTGATCATGCTATTCTTCCAGTTGACTTCCAGAGCCACCTATGGCTGGCGCGAAAGCTGATGATCGTGAGCCTGGGACTTCGAAGGTGAGACGCCGATGCGTGGACGCAAGCCCCTGCCGAGCAACGTCGTGCGCCTGCGCGGCAACCCCGGCAAGCGCCGCCTGAACGATGCCGAGCCGCGGCCCGCGCTCAAAATCCCGGCGTGCCCCGCCTGCCTCGGCGAGGAGGCCAGGAAAGAATGGAAGCGCCTGGCGAAAGAGCTGGCGGAGCTCGGTCTCCTGACCGGCCTCGATCGCGGCATGCTCGCCGCCTATTGTCAGGCGCATGCCCTCTGGGTCGAGGCGGTGTCCTCGATCGGGCGCTACGGCACGATGGTCAAATCGCCGAACGGCTTCCCGATGCAGAGCCCCTATGTCGCGGTCGCCAACAAGCAGGTCGACATCATGGTCCGGATCGCGTCCGAGTTCGGTATGACGCCCTCCTCACGGACCCGCATCCGGGTCGGCGAGCGGCCGCCCGAGGACCCGTTCGAGGCGTTCCTGCAAGGCCGTGGCTAGAGCGGCAGCCAAGGACGACCCGGTCACCGCTTACGCACGAGCTGTGGCCGACGGGCAGATCCTCACGAACCGCCTCGTCCGCTTGGCGTGCGAGCGTCATCTCGCCGACCTCTCCTCGGCCACAGCCCGAGGGCTCCGGTTCGATCGTGCGGCCGCGCGCCACGCGATCGAGTTCTTCGGCTTCCTCCGCCACTCCAAGGGCGAGTGGGCCGGCCAGACCTTCGCCCTCGCTCCCTGGCAGGCGTTCGTCACCGGCTCCCTGTTCGGCTGGAAGCGCGACGACGGGCTCCGGCGCTTCCGCACCGCCTACTGCGCGGTGCCGCGGAAGAACGGCAAGAGCACCCTGTCCGCTGGCATCGGCCTCTACCTGCTGGTCGCCGACGGCGAGCAGGGCGCCGAGATCTATTCCGCCGCAACCAGCCGCGACCAGGCGCGGATCGTGTTCGAGGAAGCCAAGCGCATGGTCGGCTCGTCTCCGGCGCTCAAGCGCCGGGTCGGCATCCTGATCAACAACCTGCACGTCGCGACCAGCGCCTCGCGCTTCATGCCGCTGTCCTCCGACGCCAGCACCATGGACGGCCTGAACGTGCATGGCGCGATCATCGACGAGCTGCACGCGCACCGGACCCGCCACGTGGTCGATGTGCTGGAGACCGCGACCGGCGCCAGACGCCAGCCGCTGCTGTTCGAGATCACCACCGCCGGCTACGACCGCCACAGCATCTGCTTTGAGCACCACGATTATTCGATCAAGGTCCTCGACGGCGTGCTCCACGACGACAGCTGGTTCGCCTTGATCGCCGCCGCCGACGAGGGCGACGACTGGACCGACCCGGAGGTCTGGCGCAAGGCCAACCCGAACTTCGGGCTCTCGGTCAAGGAGGACGATCTCGTGCGCAAGGCCGAGAAGGCCATCGCCCTGCCGGGCGCGCAGAACGCCTTCCGGCGCATGCACCTGAACGAATGGACCGAGCAGGCCGAGCGCTGGATCGACCTCGCCGCCTGGGATGCCTGCAGCATCGCCGCTGATCTGGAGGATCTGCGTGGCCGGCGCTGCTTCGGCGGGCTCGACCTCTCGACTACCACCGACGTCACCGCGCTCGCCTGGGTGTTCCCGCCCGAGGACGATGGCGGGCTCTGGCACGTGCTGTCGCGCTATTTCGTGCCCGAGGACAACCTCAGAAGGCGCGCCGAGCGCGACCGCGTGCCCTACGATCTCTGGACCCGACAGGGCTTCATCGAGGCGACCCCCGGTAACGTGGTCGACTATAGTGCCATCGAGGAGCGCATTCGCGCCGATGCCGCGCTGTTCGACGTCAAGGAGATCGCCTACGACCCGTGGAACGCCACCCACATCGCGCTGCGCCTCCAGGAGGAG